GTGTGGCATATCCGAATACGCCTGACAGGACAGCCCATAGAACTGCACGATAATCAAGGGCAAAGTTGCTCGATGCCCATGCAGCTAGGAAAGCTCCACCAGCAAGTACAACAGGGTTCTTCATGTTTTCCATTATTCTCCACCGATCATAGGTACTTGAAAAAAAGAACCATCATTGTCAGCCGTTTTTTTAAACGAGATATGACAGTGCTTTGTATGTTTATTCGCCCCTTTGTACGCCCGCCATTTCCAGTTAAGGATGGGTGAGCAGATGAATCCATCAAAAATGATGTAACTAACACGCTTGTCTTTCTTTGACTTTGACAAGGCACGAAGCTGATCTGCAAGATCGCCCATAATGTCTGGCTTTGATCCCTTGAATAAGTCACGGTCGATGTCGATGGCGCGTACCCACCCTTCCACATCTGGATTATGATCAGACTTGCGAGCAGCGTGTCTGGTATCACCAATCCAACCATCCGATGTGCGGTCACGATCTGGGAACGAGTCATCGATCTGTTCTCGTAACTGAATCGCTGCGTGACTTAATCTTGGTTTCATCCGAGTAGTAAAGCTGCTTCTTCTGCCGAGATACCGAGCTTGTTTAGTAGTGCAGCCTTAGCCTCAGCCTTGACTGCTGCTTCTGCTTCTGCCGCTAGGCGGTCTGCTTCTGCCTGCGCCCGAGCTGCTTCATTGGCTGCGATTTCATCGGCTGTCAATGGACGCTCGATGACCTCGCCTGTTTCGCAGTTTACTTCGATTGCTGTTGTCATTTTTGCTCCTTATGAGTTCTTGATGCCGTATAGATAGAAAGATGAACCTGCTATTGCATTAGTGCCAGCAAAGTTTAATGTCACAGATGTAATGGCTGCTGTGTTTGACCACAAGCCAGCCCATACACCTAAGTATGTGTCACCTATTGTCGCCGAATTGTTTTCAAGTGCATTGAAAGTGGACATTGGTTTATTAGCAGATGAATTATAGTTAGGGATGTAAATCTCTATACTATTAAAAGTGTTGCTTGTTGTTCCACTTCCGTTAAATTGTCCTGCATAATCAATGGTTGTGTATCTTGTAGATGTGCCGCTTGACCCTTGATTGGCTAATTCTGTTGAACTGCCATTAGTTGTAGTGCCATTAAAGCGAAGGTAAATGTCTCTACCTATTGCACCTGAATCACTTCTAGCACTTGCTCGAATTACCAAATCCGTATAAGTGCTAGGGATAGCAGAAAAGGTAACAGATGCGGCAGAAGCACTAAGGACATTGGATGAGATGAGTGTGTAGGTGCTAGGCATTTTTTATCCCATACAGAGTCGCGGTTGTGCCAGCCACCATTCCAGTAATGGCAAAATTAATTGAGGTAATAGCAGAAGTTGATTGCCATAAAGCAACCTGTGCAATAGTTTGCCCGCTGCCATTTTTATCGTTAGACCATCTGTGAAGAATGGTTTTATTAGTTGATCCAGCATAGGACATGAAATCTAGTTCAATAAATGTCCATGCATTTTCAGATGTGATGGCTAACCCATTGCCCGAACCCAAAGGGATGCCAGTTGCGGAAGTTGTCGCAGATGAAGATGCAGTTGATCCATTTCCATTTAGACTCGTACGACTATAGCCAGTGGTGCTTCCATTAACTGTCAATGTTCCACCTACAACAGTTGCAGTTTGAGCAATCATTACCAAGCGCAAATCTGTATAAGTTGAAGGGATGCTTGAAAAAGTTAGAGTTGATGCTGAACTGCCTAAAGTCGTGGTAGCGATTGGCTCGTATGTTGCTGGCATTTACGCTCCCTTGATTCCGTATAGTGAAAATACTGATCCTGAGTTGTAATTGACGCTGTTGGCATTAGGAAACACCAATGATGTTATAGCAGATGTACTGCGCCATAGTACAGAGTTAAGCTCGATACCACCTGCACCATTGCGATCGTTACCTGTTAGCACTCGGATAGTCTTGAACTTTGTCGTGGAAGCATAATCTTGAATGTCGATAATCATCGTTTGTGGTGAACTTGTAGATGGGTTGGACAAGTTACACGCAATGATTGGGTTAGATGCAGTTGATCCACTTGCTCCAGCAGCGGAGCCATCACCGTTGAGGCTATGGCAAGCGTAGTTACCATTAGTCGTGTCGTTGTTAGGACGGATTAAGTACTGAGTGACGCTTGCATTTATAACATTGACTCTGATTTGTAAATGCTGATAAGTGCTAGGGATACTAGAAAAAGTTACGGATGACGATCCGCTAGGAGTAGCCGTAGCGATGGACTCATAAGATCCACCACCGCCACCTGCACCAGACTCTAAAAGAGCAACAATTGAATTAAGCAATTCCACCCACCACATACCATGTGTCTGTGCCAGTTTTAATGCAAGCTGCTGACTTGTATTGAGCAAGGGTTGGAGCTGCGGCTACCGCGCCACCTGAAAGGATTGTTGTAGTGCCAGATGTTACTGCTGAGATTGTGCAGACTCCCACGCCAATGTTAAGCACAGTAAGGACAGTGCCGATAGGAAAAGCCACAGATGCGTTAGTAGGGATCTTAAAGGCAATCGCTGTTGCCTTGTTCATTAGCTCTAGCACTTGGTACTGGTCAGCAGATACCGCTGTGTAATCGGCTGTGTTAGCTGTGCCAATAGTGAAGGATGTCAGTCCGTTCATGTTGGCAGCACCTAGTACCTGACCTGCTGAGAATGGGAAACCTGTTGCCATGATGCTCCTTAGTAACTTAAAACGCTAGTGTCTAGAATACCGTATAATGCCGAGTCTAGGATGAATCCATCGATGATCGGCTCTGCTGTGCCGTAGCGCACTTTCCACGAATTAGGTGTGATTGAGTGGGCAACATTAAAGACCTGCACTGTCTTAGATAGCGTAGTGCTATTGGGCTGAGTCGTAGTGATACTGACAGGGGTAAAGAAGTCCATTGTCAGGGCTGCAATAGTGCCAGCGTTGTAATCATCCTGCTGGAGATCTAGGGTTAGCTCATCCACGCGGGTTGAAGTCTCTTTACGAGATGCGATGAAAGCCTTTGCATACTCTAAAGCTTCTGCATCAGTCTGCATGAGAAGCCCTGATTGGTTATAGCTGTGGGTAAAGTATTTAGCAATAGAGGCAGCATCACTCGCCGTCTGGACTGTGCCGCCTGTGCGCGTAACAGTTGCTAGGTTATAGATCTGGGTATCATCAAAGACCCACTTGACATCAAAGTAGCCAATGCCTGTGCCATTGTCATTAAAGACAATAGGCGTAGATGCCACAGAGCCCACAGTTACATTGCGATCTTGGAAAGCACAACGTCCTGTAGCGTCCATATAGATTGCGCCATACTCAGTAGTGGCAACAGTCTGCAAGGCTTGCAACGCCGTGCGCTGTGTGCCTGGATCTGCTTGGACAGTAGTTAAACCTGTGTCAATGTCTCTTAAAGCTAGAGGCCATCCGATAGTGGATAGAATCTTGCCGATACGTGAGCCTGTGGTCTCACCAGCTGTTGCATCCACCACGCCGAAGAATTGAGCGTTCTGGAATAGACGGAAACCATCCACAGCTGTAATAGTGGTGTACACGATGTCACCATTAAATTTAGGTGTAGAAGTGTTGTAACCTGTAATGTAGCCAGCGAAGATTGGATAAGTAGTACCGCTATAAGTTGCAGTAATAGTCATCTTACGCATAGGACTTAAATAGGTGTAATAAGGTGAAGCTGTATTCTGAGGGTTGAAATCACCATTTTGATCTAAGACTCGGATAGAAGCCGTGCCAGTCTGAAAGACTTCTGCTGAGATCTGTCGGCCTCGATTAGTCTGTACCGAATCAAGCAAGTTAGAGACATCAACTATGAGGCTTGCGGGGCTATCTGAAAGGACATCTGCTCCATCGAGGGTTGATGAGTCAAGGATAAAAGGATAGCCAAATGAAGCCCCTGTAGAAAAGTCAATAACTACATTGATGACTGGTCTGGTCACAATGCCCCAGCCTGGACAAGACTATCGCCTCTGCGATTTAACTTAATAAGAGAATCTTGGACTAGGTTCACCAGCTCATCTGGATTAGCAATGGTGTTAGCCTGAATAGTCACATTGTACGTTGCTGATTCTCTTTGACGGAAAGATTGCAAAGCACCAGAATTATCATATAAGGAACTTGCCTGTAAAGCTTGAGTTTTAGCGGCTGTATCCATATCTAGTAAATCTGCAAAAGCGTTAGCGCGTGCCGCTGCCGCATCTGCATATTCTAGAATTGCAGCGATAGATCCGCCTTCTGTTGAAATAGGAGCAATGTAATCATTGACAGGAATACCAGAACCTAAAGAACCACTAGTAGGTATTTTTGCCGTTGATTGGCTTTGAGCCTTATTAAGAAGGTCAATCATTTCTTTAATTTTGGCTAGAGCATCATCAAGATTCTTCTGATTGATAAGATCTTTTGGTTTCAAGCTATCAAGAATAGATTTGATATCTGCCAATTTTACATTTTGACCAGTAAGGGTAGCTAATACCTTAAGATCTGCATTTAATTTATTAGTCGCAGCTGTGATCGCTGCCTCATCTTTAGATGCAATAGCTTCCTCTAGAGCAAGGATATCCTGCTTAACACGCAGGCGGGCAGTATCGTTAGCGATCTGTAGTTGCTGCGTACCAGTTGTTGCTTTACCTAATTGTTCTGCTTGGTTAGTCAGAGCCGCTGCTAACTGAATCTTTTCGATATCAAAGATACCTTCGGCCTTATTAAGAGCAAGGTTAGCCTTATCGATGGCTGCTGATAGCTTCTTATCTTTGAGAATCTTAGCCTGTGCTGCGGCTTGTTCTTTTGTAAGTTTGGTAACGTTCTTTTGATTCTTTAGGACAGTGTTATCAACTTGACCAGAAACAGTCATGGAAACATTACCGAGGCCACCAGGGATAATTCCCTTGCTAAAATCTAATTCTTTGAATCTCTTATTAAGATCACCCATTAACCAGATAGCACCAGCAATGGCAGTAGTTACAGGCAAGAAAGCTGCTGCAGCAATTATCGCCACAGCAATTTCATAAGGTCCCTGGGCTCCAATATCCAGGCCAATGGGTGAAAAAAACTGATTCCTTACGTCATTATTC